CCCGCTGCCCGTGACCACGCTCGATAAGGGCGTCGTCATCTGAATGTTGGGCGACTGCCCTGCCGGATAAGGCTGTTGGGTTTTCGGGTCTATCAAGTCGACCCGGAAGTGTTCGACCTGATCGACTGTTCCGTCCTGGTTCAGCACGCCCTTATTAATCGAAGTCTGACCCCGGATACCTTGAGCGCGGCTCTGGCTCGGGTTGATGTAACCTTGCGCGATCATCTGCTTGAGCGCGGCGTTCGCCGCAGCAATGCGGTTGCCACGGATCGCCGGATCAGTGCTGCGCTGGAAGTACTGATCTGTCAGATTGGAAAGGGTCATGCCCAGCTCAGGCGATGCACCGGCCGGCTTGAGGTTCGTGAAGGTGTTCGAGCCGGGATAATCGCTTGGGGGCACCGGCATCAGCGTCTGCAGCTGCTTGTCGATGATGTTCTGGTTGCGGGTGTTCTCCCGCGCGTCTACCGGCTTCGGCGAGGACGCCGTCGCAAACGCCAGCACCTTGTCGCGGATCGCCTGCGCCTGCGCCGGATCAGACACATTGGCCGAGGCTGACGCAGCCAGGGCGTTCCAGCCGTCCATCGTGGTGGGTGCTTCAACCAGGCCGCGTGCTCTGGCTTCCGCAAATGTTGCTGGGATCAGCTGGGTCGGGTTCTTCGGATCGACGTATTTCCCAGGCTGTCCCCCCTGGGTCGCGGCGATGTCCTCAGTGCCCCTCTGATAGAGCGGCTGACCGCCAGCCTTGAACTGCGGCGTGCTGAAAGACGAGGTCCCGGGACCACCGGGTTGCGTGATGACCGGCGTGACGGCCTGGGTGACTGCGTTCGGGTTGTAGCTTGGCGTGCCGCCCTGCCCTTGCAGCTGACCGAGCGGAACCCGAGTGACCTGCGTTGGATCGGTCGGGCTGACGATGTCCTGCAACGGCATCCCTGCGATGTCTTTGCGCCCGGCGATCTCCATCCCGGCGACGCGCTCGCGACCGGCGACTTCCATGCCGGTCCGTGTGGTGGCGCCGGTCTCGCGGATACCCGCCACGCGCATGTCGGGAACACCGATATTGGCGACGATGTTGTCGGCCGTGCGCTGGTCCATCTGGCCGTTCTTGACCCACTCCGCGATCACCGCGCGGCCCTGCGCCAGCGCCTGATCCGCCGGCAGGCCGTGCATCACGCCCAGCGCGATGTACTGCGCCAGGTTGAACGCAGCCGGAGCCGGCGAGCCGTCAGCTGCGGCAGGCCCGGACATCTTCACGCCGCCGCCGGGGGGCGTGAGGCTGCCCGGGTGAAGGACACCCTCGGCGTGGCTGGGAGGCGTGCTGCCGTCGCTGCCGGTCGTGTTCGGCGCTGGCGGTGCGCCGGGGGTCGGTGGCGAAGCCGGCGGGGACGCGCCCGATGTCGCGTTGGGCTGCGCGTCCAGCTTCGTGGCGATGGTCTGCGCCGCGTCCGCCGGCGACATGGTTGGCGGCACCCATTGCGGTTGCGAAGGCACCGCGCCGCCACCCTGGGCGAACAGCGCGCTCAGCGCGCCGGGAGGCATGTTCGAGCCGACCGGACCAGGCGGCGGGGGTGAGGCTGCCGGAGGTGGTCCCGGCGCTGCCGCCGGCGCTGGTCCCGGCGGTGGCCCCGGCGGTGGCCCCGGCGGTGGCCCCGGCGGGGGACCGCCGCCGCCGCCCATGGGTGGGGGTTCGGACAGGATCGGGATATTCAGCGGCCCGGTCCCTGAATAGTTCGGCTGCCCGGGGGTCTGGCCGAACACCATGTTGAGCTGCTGATGCCCGGCCGCCAGTTGCTCCTGCTGCTTCGCTGCCTCGATCTGCTTGGCCCGCGCCTCGGCGCCATAGTAGGTGGCCTGGCCGATCTTGGATGGGTCGGGAAACAGCGCACCGCCCAGCGTGTTGAAGCCCTGGTCCCACTGCGCGTTGCCAGTGTTGAAGAACGGCATGGCTTTCAGGCCCCGTGGTTGGTGACGTTCCAAGCGTTGACGGTGCTGCCGCCACCGAACAGGTCGCCATAGCGCCCGGCCCCGTAGAGGCCGAGATTGCCGATCCCCGAGACCAGGCCGCCCAGGCTCTGCTGGAACTGGGCGTCAGCCGTGGCTTGCTTCGCCTTGTTGGCCGCCAGAGTATCGGCATCGCTCTGCGTCAGGTTGGCGATGTCGGTGGCATTGCCGTAGGACAGCGAGGCCGCGTCCAGGGCGTTCTGCCCACGCGACTGCAGCAGACCCTGGGCGGCCTGTCCCTCGCCTGTGGCGGCCCCGTAGGCCACCTGAGAGGGCAATAGACGCACGTTGCTGCCGGAGCGCAGGAGATAGTCCGCGGTCTGCGCCGGCATGATGCCGGTCTTGTTCGCGCTGGTGGCGAGGTTGATGGCTTCCAGCGGCGCGTTGTAGCTCTCGACCTGGCCGATCCGACCGCCATAGGTGCGGATGTTGGTGGCAGCCTCGGCGGTGCGCCGGGCCAAGGCCGACTGGTAGTTCGGGTCGCTGGTAGTCGCGTTGTTCCCGCCCGATGGGTCAGTCGGCTGTGGTCCCGGGGGCAGGCTGGGTTGCAAGAGAGCTGCGGCTTGGGCCGCTGACGTGGTCTGCGCCTGATCCAGCGCGGGACCAGTGGTCTGTCCCAGGAGGGTCTGGGCGGCTGTGTCGCCGGTATCACGCAGCTTGGCCGCCTGGACGTTCTCGGTGTCGAGGGTGCTCTGGTAACCCTTGAGCGCGCTCATCTGCGCGTCGCGCATCTGCTGCGCTGCCGCGGTCTGGTCTTGCAGGGTCTGCTGCATCGCCGCGGCTTGACCCGCGGTCTGCGCCTGGCCCGCACGCAGGCGCTCGGTGAAGCCCTGTTGCTGCGCCTGCATCGTGGCGCGGTTCTGCGCCGCGATGGCACGCGCCTGCGCAGACTGCGCCTGCGATGACATGACAGTGCCGGCAACCGTGGCCAGCGCCCCGACGCCTGCGGCAATCCCGGCTGAGATCGGTTCACACATGGGTCTGCCTCATCGCGTGCTGCTCGCGCTTGGGTTGGTCCCGGTCACACCGTAGGCTCGGTTGAACGCGCCCTGGACCTGCGCCGCCTGCGATCCGCTCAGGAAGCTGCCGGCGCCGCCCAGGACGCCCGAGAAGATGTTCGCCAGCGGACTGACACTGGGCACGCCCGACGTGCTGGCCACCACGTCGCCAGCGTTGGCGGTGATACCCGAGATCGCTGATCTCTGGGTGTTCAGTGCCGCGTTCACGTCCTGCTCGGTGCTGCCCGCTATGGGGGAGCCGATGCTCTCGGACGCGGTGACCTGGCCCAGCAGGTTCTGCTTGGCGCCGGCGACGTTGGAGCGTAGCGCGTTGGCCTGTTCCTGCGCGTTCTGTGTCTGCACGGCGGCAGCACGCCCGGCGGTCTCCTGGATCAGGCCCGTCTGATTGACCCCAGCCTGGCTGTTCGAGATGCCCTGACGGGCGAGGCTGAAGGCCAGGTCCTTCTGCGCCTGGTTCTGCTGATAGGTGATGTCGTCCTGCGCCTTGGCCATGTAGTCCTTGGCGTACTGATTGAAGTAATCCGGCGAGAACTTGGCGAACGCCTGGTTGATCTGGTCGGTGCCCGTGCTGAGCGCCTGCGCCCGCCCGGTATCGTATTCGCTCTGCCGCGCGGCCTGGTCCTGGGCCTGTTGCTGCTGTTGATCGTACTGCGCCTTCTGGGCGTCAGCCATCTGCTGATTGAACTCTTGCTGCTGCTGCGCGATGTCCTGCTGCGCCTTGATCTGCTTGTCGCTCAGATCCTGGCTCGCCATCGTCTGATACTGCGTCACGGTCTGTGCCCCGCGCGCAGCGTATTCCCCGGGAACGCCAACCTCAGTGTAGTAGTACTGGGCTTGTCCCGTCTGAGGGTCCACATAAGGCGTCATCCCGTATTGCGGGCCGCTGCTGGCGTGGCCGCCGCCGATGCACATGATCGTCGCTCCTGGTCAGGTCCCAGACGTAGAGAAGGAAGTCCTCGCGGTTGCGGCCGTAGCCCTGCAACAGCGTCTCGATCTTGCCACCCAGCATCTCGATCCAGCGCCGGCTGTCGGTGTTGGCGGCCAGGACATAAGCTTCGCCGCGGTGATAGTTCGCGTGCTGCAGCGCCGGGATGATAAAGTCGCGGGACCAGTGCGTGATCGGACGTAAGGCGAGGCGCCACTTGTCGGTGCCGAACGCGCCGCAGATCACTACGCCGGGGCGCATCGGGATCACGCCGTTGACTGCGACCGGCTCGCCGTCCCAGGTCCAGACCCGCCACATCGCGCCGGCGACATGCAGGATGTCGCGGATCAGCGCGTCCTCGTCATCGTCCCAGCGCAGCGCGAAGATCTCGCGCCGGTCCCGCTCGCGCATGTTGCGCACGATGTGGGTCAGGCCCTCAAGCGTCACCTCGTGTGCATTGACGACACCCATTATTTGACGACCCCTGCCTGCAGATTGAAATGCAGCGCCGACATCACGGCCGGTCCGGGGGCCTGATGCTCCATGTGAATGCCCAGATGCGTGCCGTAACCGGCAAAGGGGATGCTCATCAAGCCATAGGTGTTGTTCGTGATATTGGCGGCCAGCTCGAACGCCTCGGTGTTGTTGGGCAACATGCCGATGTTTATGGACCACGCGCCTTGGCACATCACGTCGAAACTCTTGATGCGCTTGTTCTCGGTCGGGTTGTCGGCACTCATATGCGGCGTGCGGACAATAACCTTGGTGCTGTCGTATTCGTTATGAGTAAGCCCGCCATAGAGATAGATGTTGCCATTGCTGTCGTTCACGAACATCTGGTTGCCGACCAGCGCGAAGTTCTTCACCAGAAAGCCGGTATTGAAGGTCGACCACGCCGTGATGCTGCCGGCGGGGAAGTACGACAGCACGTAGATCGTGTTGACATAAGACAGCCAGTAGCGCCCCTGGATCGGCTGCACCACGGCGTCACACCAGCCGGTATATCCCGGGTTCAAACGAAGCGCCTCGATCAGCAGAGGATCGATCGCCGATCCAACGTCCGACACGCTGGCAGCCAGGTTGACGTAGAGCGCCTTCAGGCTGCGCACGCCGCTATCGGACAGGAACAGGACATCACCGGTGCCGAATTGCACCATCGAGCGAGGTGCGGCGCAGCCGATCCGCAACAGCTGGCTCAGCGTGTCCTTGGTCGGATCGGGATCGAGGCTCCACAGCTGGGTCTGCAGACGGGCACTGATCGCCAGCTGCGCGTAATAGATTTCCATGCTGACCAGAGCTTCAGCGTCCGGGTCGTTGAGGGCCAGGTTGATGAAGCCGGCGCCTGGTTCCGTGACGGAGGCCGGGTCATTCTGCGCCGGGTTGTTCACCCCGGAGAAGCGCAGATAATCCCCGTCGATCCGATACATCTTGGACTTCCAGGTGCGCGCGTAGCTACCGCTGCTCAAGCTACCGTCCGCTTCATACACCAGCACGTCGTTGTACCAGCAATACCAGCGCGTTGAACTGACGCCGCAGACGTAGAACGACGTGCCGTACGCTTCGATGTCCGCGATCCAGGTGACTGTGTCCCCTCCTGGCGGTGCCTCCAGAGTGTGCGGCACGATCGGCATCGGCGTTATCCCAGGCGGGATGGGTGCAGCA